TCTAAGAATGTTAATATTGAATTTGTCAAAGTCTTTCTACAAAACTGGAACAAAAATAACAATCCACCTTTAATGCAAAAGGAAATAGATTCAGTTGTTTATAATGTAAAAAACACTCATGACAGGAAAAATCAAAAGGCACCATTATTTATTCAGGCAACGGAAAGCATACAACCACCATCTGATTTATTTAATCCACCAGGTTTATTAAAAGATATGTTTGATTTTTGTGAGGATATTGCACAAGTACCGCAACCAGAATTATCTTTAGTCGGAGCTTTGGCTTTAGCAAGTGTTACTTGTGGCCGTTTATATAGAACAAGTATGAATAACTTTTCTAGTATGTACTTTATGGGAATAGCTAAGTCTGGACAAGGAAAGGAAAACATTAAGACATTTGTAGAGTCTGTATTAAATGCATCTGATCATGAGAAATTAATTGTTGGTGATGGCTACACTTCTAGTGGGGCAGTTCACTCAGTATTAAAAATGAGGCCTACACAAATAACTATAATGGATGAGTTTGGTAAGCGTCTAGAGGCTATAAGCTCTCAGGGTAACAGTAATAAAGAGGACGGCATACAAACCCTAATGGAGGCTTGGGGTCGTTGCCACGGGACTCTAAGGCCTGATAACTATTCTATGATGGGAGTTCAAGAACAATACAAAGAACAAATGATGAATAGAGTCACCCATAAACCAGCAATAACATTAGTAGGCTTATCTGTACCTAAGAACTTTTATAGTGCATTAAACGGTGGTCGTATTGCAGATGGGTTCTTAAATCGTTTTGTAGTTGTTGAATCAACTGAGCCTAGGAGGGTTGGTGAACTTAAAAGATACAAAGAACCTCCTATTCCTATAGTGAACTGGGTTAATTATGTAAGAAGGTATAAAAACAATTTAGGTGATGCCTCTAGAGATAATGCTGAAATAGATATTAACCAAACTATTTTAGACTTTGATAAAGAGTCTCAAGAAATGTTACAGGATTTTGCAAGGGAGATTGTTAAAAGACAAGACATATTAGAAAAGGATAACCTAGAGCCTCTGTTAAGTAGATCTAAAGAAAAAGCTATGAGGTTAGCTTTGTTATGTACTTTAGCTACTAGCGCTGATTCTAGGACGATTACAGGAGATATAATGAGATGGTCTATAGATTACATCAGATACTATGATCTTATGTTTATAGAGTCTTGTAGAGACAAGGTTGCAAGTTCTGCAACTGAGTCAAAGATTAAACAAGTTCTGTCATTTATTAGATCTAGAAACGGCGAAGGTATATCTAAGAGGGAAGTAGATAGACACGAACTATTTAGAAGTATGAAGTCTTATGAAGTTAAGGAAATTATAGAAAGACTTAAAAATGCTGGAGAGATACAAGAAATAGAAATTAAAGTTGGGGGTAAAGGCAGACCTACAAAAAGGTTTGTGGCTGTTGATCCTAACTTCTTTGAGGAGTAGATATGAAGACACCAAGTTTAGAATCAAGAGGCGATCAAAAAAGAGAGGAAAGAGTTGCAGGTTTTTTAGAAGGTTTATGGGGGGTTGGCTGTCATAAGCTACCCACCAGTTACTCATTAGACTATTGGATTGAATCAAGAGATAAGTCTTATTGGTGTGAAGTTAAGTGCAGGACGTTTGCATATGATAAATACGATACCTTTATCCTCTCTGCTAACAAGATGCGTAAAGGATGTTCCTTTGCCTTATCAACAGGTTATCCCTTTATTATTGTATATGCTATGACTGACGGTGTTTGGATGCATAAATGGAAACCAGGCTTTCAGTATGATGTGCGTATGAATATTAGTGATAATCCAACTTATGATGATGACAACGAGCCCTATATACATATTGTTAAAGAGGATCTAGTTTGTTTATCAGATAAACCTTTGGGAATGGATAGAAACGAATTAGGTTTTTAAGCTCTAAATACAGGCCTTCCAGCTATTTGTTCTGCAAATTCAACCCTGCTTGGATCTATAGATCCTAAGCCCCCAGTCTGAACTGGAGTTACCGTTGGCATTTCTATCTGGGATGTTTTAAGGGCGTTGGTTGCTTGGTTTTGCATATCTTCAAAAACATTCATGCCTTGATCTAGCATTTTTTTGCCAGGCTCAATCAACTTATCTAATCCTAAAGAATTAAGTGCATCTGATCCTAGCTCAGAAGCCGCGTCTCCTAATTCTCCAGAAGTTCCTCCAAGCTCCCTGACAAAGTATTGTCTTGTAGCCTTATCAACTGCATCTATTAATTTTGCAATAGAGCCTTTGTCTGTTTTTGCAAATAGAGCAACAAGAGCTGGACTACTAAAAACTTGTCTAGCTATTGCCAAAGCTGCAATTGTCGGTAAAACAGCTAAAGGGTTAAAGGCCAAACTAGCACCAATACCAGCAGCTACCAATCCACCAGCTGCTCCACCTCTTCCAGATTCTTTACGTGTTAAAGAGTCTATAGATCTATGAAAGTTTCTTAGTCCTTGAGTAAGCTCTTTACCAAACATAGCATTTAAAGTTTCGTCACCATAAGAGTCTAAAGCTGTTTTTAAATTACCCACTTTAAAAAGATCGGTAATCTTTCCTTTGCCGTTTAAGTCTATGGACTTTGCTAAAAGCTTTTGCATACTTGCTTGTTGTATGCTTTTAAATACCTCTGGGCTTACTGTTTCTCTTAATATTTCAATATTAGCATTAGCGTTAGGCCTAAATATAATATTAACGGTTTCATCAACACCTTTTAAAGGCAAGTCTGAAATAGCTCTATTGGCCTCAAACTTTAATCTTTTTTCTGACTCAGTAGCTAATTTTTTTAATCCTTGTATAAAGGCCATACCTTGATCGCTAGAGTTTAGTCCTTTGTTTCCTGTGGTAAAGTCATTAACTAAATTTTTAATATCTTGTGGTTTGAGTCTTGGGCTAATCTTATTAATTTGGTCAATAGTCTCTCTTACTAACTTACCGGTATTTCTACCTGTAGCTGAGTCTGTAAACAATAAGTCAAACTTACCAGGCTCATCTCTTTCAAATCTTTTTACTTTTTTAGCAAAAGTTGTAAAATCTATGGAGTCAGTTGCAATATCGGTAGAGTCCCTAAAAGCATCAGCAAACAATCTTTTCTTTATTTGACCCTTAAGAGTTGCTTCAGCAGTGCCTGGCTTCCCTGCCTGCTTCATGTAGTCATCATACTGTCTTAAGCCTTTAAATATATCATCAAGCTCTTTGTACTCACCATTAAGTATGACCTTCTTATAAACATCATCAGCGTCATGAGCACCTCTTTGCGCATTAGAGATAATTTTTTTAATCTCTAGCCTATCAAATGGTGCCATTCTTTCTGCTGCAAGTTTGTTGGCGTTTCTTAATTCTGTTATAGCAAAATTAACATCTTTTAAAGCGTTTGTTTCAATATCAAAAACCTCATCTCCCAAGCCTGCTTTTTTAATATTTTTTGCTAACTGAATATTAAAGTCTGATAAACCGTTTATCTCTAACTGGGTTAGTATGCTATCTGGTTGACCACTTCTAAATATTTCACCATTCATATTAGTTCTTGAATCGTCAAGCTTTCTCATGATTTCTATAATTACTTTTCTTTCTGGACTTGCCTCAAGTGTGTCTCTAGAAATTGCATTTAACTTAGAGTAAGCATTTCTAACGTGTGACAAAGAAATAGACTTACTTGGATCTTTTATATCTCTTTGGAAATCTGCTAAAGCTCTTTCAATTTTAGCAACAATACCACCATCAAGCTCATCCTTGTTATTTACACCCCAAAAATAATCAGCGTCTTTGTGTTGTTTTATTAACTTCAAAGAATCATCAAGATTTGTTTGCATAGTGTTTCTAATAACCCTATCTAAAGTTTGAGCACGTAATAATTCAACCCCTGACTTTCCTTGAGTAGCAGTTAATTGACCAAATAATTTATCAACATTTCTGTATTTTTTACCTAGATCTACAACAACCTCTCTCCTTGCTTTTGAAAGATTTTTCTTTATAGCATCTCCTAATGCTCTTCTGCTAGGAGCGTCACCATAATTACCAACCTCTATAGCGTCATCTGTAATTTGTTCTAATAAGTCTTTTAACGATTGGGTGACATTATTTTCTTTTAATCTTAATTCTTGTACGTATGCTTGAACTTGCTCGTCAAGACTTCCTTTAGTAGCGTCAGAAATAGATTTTTGTGCTAATGCATTCTCACCACCAATTTCTCTTAGTAAGTTATCAAGATCTGTTGCTAAGTATTTAGCGGTTTCTTTATCCCTTGCATTACCTATAACCTCTTCAGCTATACTTTGAAGTCTTCCAGGAAGTGTTTTTCCTAATGTTGCCTGAGATGCAATACCTTTAAAATTAAATTCTTTAACCCTACCATCCCTTACAGCTCTAGCAATTTGTCTTTCTGTAGCTTCCTTACCAAGATCTGCATCTAATTTAAAAATATCTACTGCTGATCTTCCTTTAGCTTGTTGTCTTATTATTCTTAAATCATCAGTTGCTGCTTTTTTACCAAGTACAAGGTTATAACCTAAACCGAACATCTCACCTATTCCTTGTCCTACGGATCCAAATAAAAATTCTCCTCCAAACAAATCTCTTAACTCATCTCTATCTTGTAACTGGAAACCTTCTTTAGTATCTAGTGCTTCTTCCCCAGCCTTACCTGCGGCAGATCCAACTCCAGCTGCAAAGGTTCTAGCAATCCTTTCTCTTCCACCAAACAAAGATGTAATTCCTTTTAAAACTCTTAATTGCGGAGACATAAGAGTTATAGCTCCAACAATAGGGCCAGCAATACCTGCAAAGTCAGCCAAGTCTCCTGTTCTTAGATTAAAACTGTTTTCGTCAATAATAGTATTTAACGGTATCTTTGAGCCGTCAGCTAAGGTTTTGTATTGAATAGGTAGGCCTAATTCTTCTAGTCCGGTAGGATTTAATGCTATTTGTCCTTTGGTGTTTCTTGTAAAACCAGAGGATCCAACAAACTTAGTTAACACTTGTTCTTGCTCTTCTGGGGTTTCAGCCCTTCCTAGCTTTTGCCTTAAACCACCAAGAGATTCATCTTTGTAATTAACACCAGTTTCATAATCAAAATTAAGTTTGTCGTAAAAAGGAGAAACAGCACCAGTAGCTATCTCTGCTTTTACTTTTTTTCTAGCCTCATCTACATTATCGGCTTCAACAAACCTATAAACGTCTTCGGTAATATTAATTTTAAATCTAGGCATTATAAATCGGCTTCTGTATATCCAGGAGAGTTTTTACCAGCAATATAACTTTCAGCATTTTCAAAATTAAAAGATCTAATTAAATCTATTAATGGTTGATTTATGCTTAATACAGCAGATGAATAACCTACGTTATTAAAGAAACTTGAATAAGAAATTATTTGATTTTGTTTTTGAATTAAACCGTTTACCATATTTTGTCTACTGTCTTTTAGTTTTTCTAAAGATACTGCTAAAGGAGTTCCAAGTTTAATGTCTCCAAAAACATCTTCAACAATTGATCTGTCTAAGTTTGAAATAGTTTTACCAGATTCTCCAAGAATCTCTCTTACGTTTGCTTGTCTTAATACTTTTAATAAAGCGTTGGCTCTTGTTCTAGGATTTAGTTCTTCAAAAGACTTACCAGTATCAGACTTAATTGCTGCTTGAATCATATCAGTAGCTTCACCAAAGAAGCCTTTTATACCTGTAGCTCCACCCTCATCTAGAATACTAATAACCGTATTTAAATTAGATAATGAATTTTTATTTTTATCAAAACCTGCTATATCAGTTGCTAATAATTGCTCATATTCTGATATTTTAGCTGCGTCAGTAGGTTTCATCCCTACTTTGCCTTCTAATGCATTTTTTGCCATTTCTAACTTTATAGCATCTTGGAATTTTCTATTTTCTTGAGCGGCCATTAATTCTCTAGCGGCTCTTTCTTCAGCAGCTTTAGCAGCTCCAGAAGCTAGTCCCTCACCAAATTGTCCAGTCCTTACAAGCTCACCACCAACATTCCTAATAAAGTCTAAGAACCTGTCAGAACCAAAGAAACCTGGCTCCTGTAATTTTCTTTCAATAGAATCATCTTTATTGCCAGTAGCTTCTTCACTAACCGTTGTGGTATCTACTTTTACTAACTCAGGCTCAGGCATTTCAAATGCTGGTATATTGCTTTTTTCTAATTCTATTTGTAGTTCATCTGCTGACAAACCGCTAAATTTATTTTCAACATCCATTAAACTATCAGCCTCAGATCTTTCTATATCTACTGTCTGTTCTGCTGGTAAAGTTTCTCGTATAAGAGAAGCTATTTCATCATCAATATCTTCTGGTCTTTCTATTGGGTCGCCAAATTGATCTACTCCAATTAAAGATTTTTCATATGCCAATCTTCTTCCTTCTAACTCTTCGTATCCAACACTACCAGGTTGATATCCTTGGCCAAGAGTGTCACTTTCAGTTCTTGGAGTAAATGTTGGATCTGGTATTGGTTCAATATCCTCTATTTGCTTTATAGGGTCTATAGACTCTACAGCATCAATTGGTGCTACTTCTTCTATTTGAGGATTCTCTATGGCTGCTATTTCTTTTGAAAAGTCTTGAACTTCGCCAAGTTCTCTGTTAGTTATTTCCTGTAATAATTGGCTTCTGTTTTCTTCTCGTGTGGGAAAAATAGGATCATATTCTTTTCTTTTCATATTTCTGAAATCAAAGCTACTCATATCTTTGAGGGCATCACCAACCTTATTGCTACCAACTAATTCACCTGCAAATCCAGCAATACCTCTTAAAGGACCCTCTGCACCTCTTAAAAATCCTCTACTAAGATCAAAAGCAGCGGTACCTAAATCATCAATTCTTGTATCTGATGACAAATCACCAGATATGCCAAAAGGCTCATCAACTTGCCTAAAAGCTTCTAGTTCTTGTAATACCCCTTGACCTAATTGTATTTGTCCTGCTTTATAACCATTTAACAATGGGTAAGCATACTGAGCTTTAGCTGTAATGTTTTGTAAAAATCCTGGATTTACTTTTGTTATTTTATTTGTGCTTTTATCAAAAATATCATAATCACCAAGAACTGAAGACTGACCGCCTTCCGCAAACATTTTTCTATTTAAAAAATTCATTAACCAGTTCCTTGTCTAGGAGCCAAAGCTCCGTAGGCGCTAAATGCTGCTCCGAGTCCTGTTGCTGTTGGGTCAGGTGCTTGTCCATATTGAGATTGTATATTAGTTGAGGCTTGTTGATAACCAGGTAATAAAGCTCCAATACCTTGTATTGTTTGCATAGGTCTTAACTGCTGTTGTAGCTGTTGCTGATATCTTCTTAAGTTCTCTTGTTCGGAAATACTTCTTCCTTGTTGTCCGTAATTAGCAAGTTCAGATCTTTGTCCGCTTCTTAACTGTTCAATATTAGCTCCCATATTACCCATCTGGCTGCCATAATTAGCTAGGTTAGAACCTAATGCAGCTGCACCAGCTCCTCTTTGTTGACCTATATTTAGTAAGTTGCCGCCCATACCTTGTCTTGCAGCTCCTGCGCTTTGACCGTACTGTTGTAAGTTACCAGCTAAGTTAGTTCCTGCTCCATATCTTGACTGAGCTCCCTGTCCTAGTAAATCTATTACGCCTTTATCAGCGGCTAATCTCTGTTGAGCTCCACTAGTTAATGTCTGGCCTAATCCTTGTTGAGCTCCAAACCTAGAACCAGCAAATCCAGATAGTCCGGATGCTGCTGCTCTTTCTGCGTCTCTTTGTCTTGCAAATTCTGCCATACCTGTTTGTTGAGCTTGTTGGAATCCACCTTGTCTTATACCGGCTAATGCTTCTCCTAAGCCTCTACCTAGAGCTTCTCTTCTTTCTTCTGCTCCAAGTCTAGCTCTACTGCCACCAAAGGCTCCAGCGCCAATAGCTTGAGCTCTAGCTGATATATCTTGTTTATCACCAGCGTCCATTACGTCTTGTATTGTTTGATCTACAACCCTATCTTCGTAAGGGTTATAAAATTGTGAAGTCATACTAGGATCATAACCACCTAGAGTACCTCTTAATAAGCTTTCTGATTCACCTAAACGGTTTCCAAATTCATCAACAGAACCAGCGACTCCAGACTCAATACCTCTTAGTTCTTGTCCAAATCTACCAGCAGCACCTTCTCCTCTTTGCTCTACATCTGATAATCTTCTTCCAAACTGATCGGTAACATCTCCAGACATCTGTCTTGCTTGATCAATACCGCTTAATGTACTATCAAGACCTTGGCCGTACTGTTGTTCTGCTTGAGAAAAGTAAGGATCTTGTAATTGCTCTGCTCTTCTTGATTGTCCTATAGCTTCATTAATTAAATCTTGTTGTTGTGTAAAGTACGGTTGAAACTGACCTAAGCCTTCTTGCGCTCTTTGTCTTGCTTGTAGCTCTAAAGGATTTAAACCAGAAGTATCTTGTAACGGTACATCACTACCTATTAAATTAGCTCCAGCTTGTTGTAACTGATTGTAAAAACCAGGTGCATCTTCAGTACCAAAATACAATTGACGTATTAATGGATCTGTTAAGTTCTCATTAGAAACTTGACTTTGAAGAACTGGGTCTACTGTATTAATTCCTACAGGTGGTTGTTGAGTAGTTGTAGGATTAACTGGTGCACTTGGATCTGGTTGAGTTACCCCTGTTAAATTAGGATTTACAGGAGGCATACCGTTAGTAGGTGGTACTCCCTCTCCAACGCCTGGAGGTAAATCACCTAACGTACCGCCTCCAAATATATCTTGCATTCTTGCTGGTTGTCCTACAGCTCCAGGACGCATAAAGTCTGGAGTAACTGTAATTCCTGGGCCATAACCTCTGTCTTCAAGAGGTAGTGCATTTGGATCTTGTGCTATAGACATGAAATCATTACGCTTGGGTGGTAGTAAGTCTTGCCTTATTGGTGTTAGTCCAGGTATTGGGTTAAATCTTTCTGAATCATTACTGTCTACTGGTTCTTTAAAACCTGGAGGTGGTAGTAACTCTTGAGGTTCGCCTGGTATTCCTTGTTGAAAACCAAAGTCATTTAATTGAGGCATACCTTGTTGCTGTACTATTTGTTGAGCTTCAAAAGGATCAACACCTTGAGCTATTAAAGATTGTATATCCATCGGTCTATTAAAAAGACCACCTAAGCCCCTCATATCAGGCATCATGCCAAAAGTCATTCTAGGATCCATTATGTTGTTCTCCCTACTTGATTGTATTCTTCAAATACTTTCATCATGTTACTAAGATTGCTTACGCCTTTCTTTCTATTTGGCTTACCGCCTGCTATTAATTCAATACCAGATTTTGTTTTGTTTACACTAAAACCTCCTACGCCTTTAGTTGCAGCTGCTGTCATTACAAACTCGCCATCACTAAGCATAGCCGGTATATCATCTGAGGTTCCAGTTCCGGGGCCTTCTGATTCGCCACCACCTCTTAAGTCTAAATCTTTTACTGCTGCTAAACCACCTTGATTAAAGTATTGACGGTTACTAATTTCACCACCAAATGCTGCATTTTTCCTTACTCCTAAATCAAACCCTTGGAATGTACCTTGCGGCATTAAATCCGGTCTTACTGATTGTCTTATATCTGTTAGGCCACCTTTATTTTTTTCTGCTGCGTCTTTGACTGCTTTACCGTAAAGTAATGCAAGGGCTGCCATCTTAGGATCTATACCGCCTCCGCCTCCGCTAAGTAATCCGTCGCCACCCCCAAATTCACCATCTGCTCCCTTTAATTTATCTTCAATACCTTTTATAATCCCTGGTGTATTACCTTTACCTAGTATTTTTCTACCAATATTAAACGGACTAGGTTGTACCCCATAGTCATTATCAAAAAGAGTACCCCCATCTGTTAGCTCATCAAATTCTTTTCCTGATGTATAATCATTTTTTAAATTACCAAATAACCCTACATCATCACTTCCAGGCATTACATAGTCATAAGCTTTGGACGCTGATTTACCCAAATTACCAAATAACCCCACATCATCACTTCCTTTAAATACATAATCCCCAGCCTTACTAATGCCTTTGCCTATATTACCGAAGAAGCCAACTCCATCTGAGCCTTTGGTAAAAAACTCTTTTGTATTTCCAAAAATGTTTCCTGTCTTGCCACCTGTATAAGCTTTTGCAGGCGTAAAAGCAGTTATAAGGTCGCCAATACCACCTTCGCCTTTAGCTATATTTAAAGCAGCTCTGCCTCTGTTATACATGATTGCAGGTCCTTGCCAAGGGCCGGGTATAACCGCTGCTATAGGTGCTATTTTTTTAACTACTTTCTTAACTGTTTTAGCTAGCTTTTTAAGAAAGCCAAACTCTGCCATACCCGTAATAGGGTTAATTGACATTCCTTGTCCTACTTGATATTCATTTGGATCAAGACCTGCTGCTTGCATTTCTTTTCGTATTATTGCTTTAGTGCTTTCTGATATGACTGGTGGAACTACCATTTCTCCAGGAGCAACGTGAGCCATCATACGGTCTTCGTCTCTTCCTAAAGCTGCTATTCCTTTTCCTGAGTTGTCTATTATATTCATTTTTAAATTTTACCCTATTCTTCTAAACATTTTAACCAAAATACTAGTAAGTATCTATCTCCTGATTCAACAGATAGCCCCCTATGCATATGTGTAAAGCTAGGGAATATTAGAGCGTGGCCTGTAGGTAATGGTTCAACTGTACCACGATTTAAAAATTCAGTTCCGCCCCCTCTATAATTACCAGTATTCAAAGGGACTACCATACTTATATCAGCACTTGCATCATGATGCCAAGCGCCTTGCTTTTTATCCTTTAAATTATAATTAGCTACTTGTATGGCACCTGCGTTTACGTACCTGTTCCAAATACTCAAAAATATAGGATTACCTATAGTATATATTGTTTGCATTAAAGATTGGAATATTTCAGGGCAATTATCTTGAAAAGTTATTTCTGGTATTTGTCTTAAGGTATCTTCATCTGGGTTAGGAACAAACCCATAAAAATCTTCTAAGCTCTTTACTTCGTCTAATAATATTTCGCAAAACTTTTCAGAAAAGAAAGGAGCCGTATAAACATCTTTAAGAGGCTCTTTTATAATTTTATGTAGATTGTTTTTTACCGGAGCTTTTTCTCCTTCTTTTTCATAAAAATCTACAATACTCGGTATAGATTCTTCAACGGCATTAAAGGTGTCTTTTTGTATGTACCAGTCAGCAGGATGTTCTAAAAGAATGTTTTTTGTTTTATATTTTATCTCTTCTGCTGGATTAATCATAAGGTAATAATTGTGCTTCCTGCTATATTAATAGTAACTTTACCTAAATAAGCATTTACTTGATAGCCCTCATCAATAATTCTTTCGCCAATATCTACCCAATTACTACCAGTCCATACTTGTAATACACCTAATGTAGTATTCCAAATAATACTTCCTGGATTAAAATTAAGAGATCCTCTTTGTTCTATACTAACCTGTCTAGTGTTATCTGTATCAATAGGGCCTAAGTTAAGCTCTAAAATTCTAACTAAACGGTTAAATATTTCTGGACTAAGGGTGTCTGTAGCTGTTGGTAGTTGAGTCTGTAATATCTTACTCATCTTCTTCCGTCAGTTTTTATGTCAATTCTTGTAGCTCCAAGCCTCCATCCTATAGATAAATTCCCATCATTTTCAGCATCATCATCTGACTCAAATCTTAAAACTATTTGCCTAGATCTTGATCTTACATAAGCCTGTTGTGTTGTAGATGTAATAGGGCTAGTAGAGTTTACTACTAATGAGTCTCCAGGAAAGTTTCTTGTTTTTAATACAATATTTACATTTCCATTATTATTGTCTTGTAAGAATTTGTAATCTGGAATAATTCTTTTTACAAAAGTAAATTGTTGACCTTCCCCTATATCAATATCAGAGCTTTCTATAAATACGTTAGTCATAGGAGATCCATCATCATCAAATCCTACTTCTTGTTGATAAAGGTAGTTGTTAGCAACGGATCTAGGATAGTTTTCTATACCAGAATCAATCCAAGCTGTTCTGCTTAGTTCTCCGTAGTACCATACTTGATCGGCATAATTGTAAATAACGTACCTATCAATCTCTTCTGAGCTTGAAGAACAATAATACCAACCTACCTCGTTTTTATCTGTAATAGTAAATGCATGAAATTTAAAAGATTGGCCTAAGTTAATATCGCTAAATACATAATTATGTACTGAGCAAGGTAAATGGTTAACAGTACCGTTGTACATATAAAAATTGTCATAACTCATCCAAAAAACAGCAGCTGGACTAGTTATTGCTGCTTTAGGGCCAACCAAGCCTACACCCTCGTTTATTAAATTAATGCCAAATGTAAAAGGAGGGCCAATAAATTGCATACTATATAAAGCCGTATCTGTCCAAACAAGAATCTCTTGTCTTGATTTAACAGCTCCAATAATAGCTGAACCAGATGAAAGTCTTAAAGAACCAGCTGTATTAGTTGCCAACGGTTCAAAATCTAAATCATTTTCTTGATCACTAAATGCTATAAGCATAGGATCTATAACACCTGTTCTAGCAGAACCACTAATAGGGTCAGCTCCTAATACAATTAAATGCCTATCTTTTTCAGATGTAATAACTTGTAAACCTACTGTTGGTACTAAGTTAGCCCCTGATACACCAGAAAGATTTTCTGCTCTAGTGCTAGTACCGTTTTCTTCTACCCATCTATATATACCGGCAGCCCTAGGGTTTATTATAAGGTTTTCGCCAAAATGATCGTGAGTCCAAAGTCTTAACTGGTTAACACTAGATAGAGCATTTGCTGAACCAAAGGTACCTTCTCCCCAAGAGTTTGATCCCCAACCACTACCTGCTACATAAACATCTAAGCCTACATTAATTTGGTAAGCCCCATCTACTGCAGATCCACCATTCCCAGTATCAGAACCATTCGCAACAACAGTATTCCCACTAGTATCTTTGGCTATAAAAGTGTATGTATTAGTGGTAACAGATGTTATTTGATATTCTTGGTTTAAGACCTCTGCTGTTATTAATCCACCTAAAGAAACAGCGTCTGTAAAGGTAACAAAGTCGTTTTTTACTGCTCCGTGATCGTTATCGGTTGCTGTTATAGTAGAACTGCTACTAGTAGCAGAAAAAACAACGCCATTAGTTGTAGTTTTTCGTATGGGGGTAATGTCGGCAAAAGATGCTCCTTCTTTTATATAATATTTCCAAGTAGTACCTAGACCTAAGTATTTACTGCCTTCAAGTGAAACCCAGGAATGTAAAGCCCTGCTAGTTCCTAAAAAACTATTAGGAGTATCTTTTTCCCAACCACCAAACTTTTCTGGCCTACCTTTTCTAAAACGAACAAGATTGCAATCAAACCAACCGCCTTCATTATCGTAATCAGTACCTTCTCTGTTTACGCCTGGTTTAAATACTATTTTCTGTAACGGCATGTTAAACCTCGTGCCATTCCTTGCCTTCAAATAATAAGGCTTCTGCTTCCCTACGTCTTATAAGGCCTTCTAAAACTTTACCGCCTGCTTTATTCCATCTTTTAATTTGTGCCGGTACGTTTTCGTAATCGCCTTTATTTAATACTTTAAGCATAGTTGATGCGTTTAAGTTTCCACCACCTAAGTTAAACGTCCAAGAAACTAAAGCATCAAACTGATGTTGGCTTAATGGCATTTCTACGGCATCTAAAACTATTTCTTCAAAAATTTTTATATCTTTTTCTAGTAACTTGTCTGCTTCTTGTTGTGTTACTAAGTCATCCTCTTTAACACCTTCAGTATGGCCGTATCCTATTGTTAATACTCCTGCTGCACACTTATATGCGTTGTACTCGCAACCTTCAAATTTTTTAATTAATCCCAATCCTTCTTGTGATATATTCATATCTTTAATCCTCTGTATGTGTAGTAACTTTTTTATAGTAAACAACAACTTCTTTAAGTTCATTTATATACCTTTTTAATTCTTGCATATTATATGCCATTAGTTCGTAATCAGGCACAGACATAGCTAAGAATACCATTTGTCCTTGGTCTTTTTCAATTTTACTTAAGAATTCTTCAATATTTTTATCAGAAACTACATACCAGTAGGGATCTTTTAAATCTATTTGTCTAGGCATTATAGGCTGGACTATAGTTCTTTCTATAGGCTTAGATATAATTTCTACTTGTTGTTTACTTGGTATCAGGCTGCAACTGCAAGCCATCATCAAGACCGTCAATATTGCGGCTATCTTCTTCAATACTATCAAATACATCTTTAGTTCCTTTATTTACCCTAGGTTCAATTAAACCAGGCTTGGCTGCTGCTAACTTGGTAAGATTGTGCCTTTTAAATATGTCAAGGTATCTTGACATTTCTTGTTCTATTTCTTGGTTGCGTGATTGAATGGCCAACAA